TTATCTGTCCTGCTGGAGCAGAGGAGATACCAACTCTAGGAGTGCTTGTGTAACCACCACCTCTATTAGTCACAGTGATTAATCTAATACCGCCTGATGTGATAATACCTGCAACTGCAGTCGCTGTGACTCCTGTTCCAACAAGAGTTAAAGTTTGAGTGACTCCAAGAAGCGTAGATATTCCATCTTCAGTTAATCCGTCTGCACCACCTCCTATTCCTCCTGTTAGTATATCATCAATTTCCGTAACATGGGTGTCAATAACCTCATCTTCATATCTAAACAACTCACACTTGAGCGTATAAACATAGTTTTTCTGAAGTTGATAAAATGGTTTTTCATGTTCAACAAATTTAATTTCAAATAATCTATCTCCTAAAGGAAAATAAATTAAATCACCTTCCCTTGGTCTAGTAGATAACTTAATATTTGATTTATTTTTAATTAAAGGAGAAATATAATTCTTAAATCTCTCTCTAGAGATAGTAAGTGTTAGTTCCTGTGTTTGTTGAATTCCAAACTTAGATAAAATTGTTGTATTATCAGCATATCCATCAAAGTTTTCAACATACGCCTCTATAGGATACGCATCCACAAAAGATGACTGTATAACCTCTTTTATAATCGTTTTTTCTGTAAGATATTTTCTTGGTAGATAATGAACTTCTACCCCATACATTCTGAGTTGTTCATTAATTAAATCTTGTATTAAACCCTGCTCTGTGAGTGAACCTTGTTGAAAAAAAGGATTTAACATTTGATTATCCTATGAAATCAAACGGAGGAAGTTCATAAGTGGATGACATTTTTTCTGCAATTGCTTCAAGTTCTCTCTGTGCATCATCATAAATCTGTCTCCCATTTAACTCAATTCCACCAGGTAATTTTACTCCCTGAAACTTAATCAAATTTTGACCCCATTGACGTTTAATCAAAGCGGTTAAATATCTTTTTAAAAAAGGATCATTCCAAACTCTACTATAATCGTTTGGGTCTAATGTGCGGTAACAATCAATAATTATATAATCATCAACTTTTACGCTACCCCAATCAATATCCAAGTATAGTCTGTTTTGTCTCTGATTGAATCTAATTTGTTTTTGAGTGGTCAAAAGGAAATCAATGTCCTCCAAATAACTTTTTGTCATTGCATATGTTAAAATTTCAGTTGATCCAAAATAGTAAATATCATTTAAAAATAATTGATACTTGACACTAAACATATTATTTGTTGTGGTATTTGTTCCATCAAAATGATAAATTTTAGTAACTCCAATAACTGAAGGAGGGACCTGTAGGAAGTTACTGTTCTCTTTATATGAAAATGTCGTGGCAGTTCCTGCAATAGTCGCTGTTGCTGTTGTTGTCGCAATACCAACAGTTGAATTGTTTCCAGGAGCTCTCCCTCTATCAATGTCTGCTTGAGTTATTTGATACTTTAAAAAAACTTGTCCTACACCATCAAAATGTCTCTCATAAAAATATTGAAGGGCATCATCAACAAGATCCTCCACTTGTTCATCGGCAACATTTATTTCCAGCACAGGTGCTCCCAGTTGCCTTTTACAATAACTGATTAATTCTGTTCTGCTCGCTGGTTGTGCCATTTATACCTTTACTCTTAAAAATATTTATGATATAGTAATTGAACCAATCACAGGTCCGAAGTTATATTAAATAAAACCTCTTGTTGCTTAAGATATAGTTTATAATATGATTTTGCAACGTTTTTTAAAGTCTCAATATCATCAATATTGTCTATTTCTAAAGCATATTTAACATATTCAAAACTTTTGTTTAAATTTTCTAACTCTATTTTATCTGGATCCATTGAGTAACTCCTTGAGTAAAAATTTAATTTCATTGATATCATCTTTCATATTAGCGACTTCATCCTCTATGGTCTGTATATGTCGATTCTTTTCTTCTTTTGTTGCTCTCCTAGAGACATATTGCTCATAATCTAACTTATTGACATTAACGATTGAGTTTGTATGAGGATCTCTTGCTAAATCAGCATGTCCTTCAACACCATAGTTTTCCATATTAAGCGAGTGAAATGACTCTTAACTCTTTTATTCTAGGAACATAGACTTGACTTGTTGAAGTCAATAATAGTTTGATTCTATAAGATCTAAACGCTGGAAGTTGATCCGCTGTAAATACATACTCTTTGAACTCAATTCCATCACTAGAGAATCCATAAGTATTTGTTTTTGGTACAAACACATCAGATTCGCCATTATTATCTTGCTGTGCGATTACTTGGCGTCTAGTATTTAAATTAGAATATCCAGGGAATGGAATAAAGATTGGATTAAATCCAGGAGCATTTCCAATCGCATAGAATGCTCTAAGATCAGAATTTAAATTAACATGTGCAGACACTAAGAGTTTTATGGAGGACGCAGAATTTTCTAGTACAATTTCTTTTGAAATATATTGACATGCTGTTGGGTCAGTGTCAATTCCATTCACTCTACCATCTGTTGCATAGTTAGTGATGACTTGATTCACTCTATTTGATGTGAGGATGATACTTACCCTCTCTGCATCGATAACGGGAGAAACTCTAGTATCTACTGTAGTCATTAATAGTTTCATGTTAAGAGATTTTGCTCCAGTAATATTAGTGAGTTTTGTATCCTCATTGACTTTTGATGCAATCATTCTTGGACTATTAAGATAATTTGCCTTGTTAAGAGTGATGACTTCAAATCCATTATTAACATATGGAATTTCATTTCCACTTATACTCTTACTTGTGATTGTTCTCATCTCTCCTGTTAGATTTGTGCCACGAACAGTGACATTTTGAACCACTGGAGTAATAATTTCGAAAGGCATGTTTTGAGTTGCTTTTACATTATATCCACCTGCAGATTTTGTTCTATTAAGATACAGTGCTGGATATCCAACATCATTACTTCTATCATCATTATCATTATCAAGGGCAGTCATATCCAGTTTAATGTGATATGAGTCAAATGTAATAGGATTACTTATGGTTACATCGTTTAGGTTATGTGTTTTATTGATACGTTGTAAGTTTACTCCACCAAGTTCATATTTATAAACAGGTGTTCCTACAGGGTAAGAAAGTGGATTTAAACCCCTTGCAATATTTCCGGCAATATTATTTCCACTAACTGATGTATATTCAATAATTTCGTTTCCGATCAACAGATATCCAATATTTGTTGTTCCAACACCAACATTTTCGAAAGTAGAAAATGCAGTGGAATCAGTTACCGCAATTGAACCTGTGGAGGAAGCATCATATGCTGCTGTTAGTTTTGTTGGTTTAACATCTGAAAGCACCCCTTCAATTTTGACTTTATTATCACTGAAATACATTCCGTGATTCTGATGATTAACTTTAATATGCAGTCCGTCATTTACCACAACAATTGCAGTGGGGGTTACATTTCCACCCTGAGTATTACCAACACCGGATAGGTTTAATGTTGTTGTTATACCAGAACTGTTTGTATATCTCATCGTAAATCCAGCACCGGTGACAAAATTACCCTGAACATTATCTAAGATAAGTTCGCTCGTTAGACCGATTCCAGCTATAGTGAATCTAGCATTTCTTCCGACAGATGCGGTGCCAATGGTTGTAATTCCAAGAACATCCCCAACTTGATATCCAGATCCACCACTACTGATAGTTGCTGCCACAGCAACGCCATTAGAGATACTGATATTTGCGATAGCACCCCTGCCACTTCCAGTGACTGTGACTAAATTAACTCCACTAAAGGTTTCTCCTCCACTGGAAGGAGTATAACCAATACCTGCATTAGAAACCGTTAAAGTTCCAGTGGCAGATCCAGCAACTCCAACTAAATCGCCGGTTGCATTTGTTCCAAGTTGAGAGAACGTATTTCCCAAGACATATCCAGAATCGGCTATAGTTGTTCCAAGACCAACTCTAATTTTTCTAGAACTTAAGATCAAAGAATCTGGTTGTAATGTTGCTATTTGTCCATTACCTTCTGATAGTTCTGGATTATAAAATTCAACAGATCCTGACGTTAGAAAGTCGGCTCTATATAAAGTAAATTTAAGATCCTCCCACTGACTTGGTTCCCAAGTGGAGGCATTTTGTGATTTAAATAGTGATCCTAAGAATGGTTGAGTAGAAACAAGAGTTTGAGTTATTAAATCAGTTTCAGTGACTCTGGATGTAAAAACACGATATTTTGTAGAATTAGACAACAGACACATGGCATACTCTGTTGCATTTTCTAAATAAACTGGCGCATCAAACTCAATTGTGGTCGCAACTGATCCATTAGATGATATTAATACCTGATCTGGGTCAAGAACAATTTCTGAGAACGGTAAAATCTTTTGTGTTGGGAATCCGTTTGCCATTGTTCTCAATTGAAAAACGACAGGGATATCCATGTCATCTTTTGCTTCAAAGAAAATATCACATTTTGTAACAAATATGCCGCTATCATCATCAACTAAAAACGATTGTGCTAACGGATCACCCCTCTGTTCAGGTCTTGGCCGTGGGATAGTGACCTCGGAGAGAATCGTGCTTCCCACGACTTGTGTTCCTAAACTTCTACTAATACCTCTATTTTCAGAAGTTTCTTTAACTTCAACTCTAGCATTACGAACAGAAATAATATTTTCCTGAACTGTTTCCTGAGTTCCTGATGCTGAAAATGCCTCTTGTGCGGATGTGGTTGCAAAATTTTGATTATTACTTTGATCATTAATGATAGTAAATGTTTTAGTTCCAGTTTCAAATCTAGGATGATTTAACCCATTTGGATTTGGGATAAAGAAACTACCAATTAATGTAGCAGATAAATCAGAGACTAACCTAACACTAGTGATTGTTGCTCTTGCTCCGCTTGTTTCTCCAATTAAAGTCATGCCAGACTCTACATACCCACTAAACTCTCCTTGAGCTTGATTTGCTAGAGAGAAGGTATCTACATTAAGAATATTTGATGTTGATGAGTAAGTTCCAGATAGTGGTTGATTTGTATATGGATTATTCACAAATGTTACTGCTGGAAGATTATATGGACCCTCTCTATGATTTGACTGTGCCACTCTGAAAGTTATTCGAGGTGAAGTATTACTTAAATCTGGATTTAAACCAGTATTTAAAAGTCTACCAATGACTTTTTCACCAACTAGAAATACTCCAGAAATCATACTAATTTCTAAGAGTTTTGGAACACAATATCTAGTTACATCTTTGCCATCAAAAAATGCATAAAGTCTTGTAAGTGGTTTAACTTGTTTAGAGACGAATTGAATATTTCTAGATCTCATAAATGGTATTATATTTCTACTTATAACTCTATCTCCAAGGGATGTTCTGTCAAATTGTTCACTAACAACAGTTCTTGATCCAGTCCTTGTTGCGACTCCTGTTTCTATAGTTTCTCTTAAATTCTCTCGAACAGTTCGAATCGTATCACCAGTATTGATCGTGACGACTCTCGTTGATTCTACATTATTTCTACCAGTCCAGTTATCCTGCCAAGAATTCCAAACAATCGGAGCAAATCCAGTTTGAGGATCTACATTTTGAGTTTTTCCTAATCTAAGGAGTGTAAGTGCATAGTTACCCTCAACTTCAATAATTTTTGATTCAAGGCGAGTGGTGTCAACCCAAGTGTCAGAGGAGGGTATTAATGCTATTGTTCCCTTCCAGAAAGGAACTAGAAAAGGAGTTACACTTTCGACACGAGTACCAAATGGTTGTGTTAGATATATAACATCAGCATAGTCTAAAGTTACCACATCATTTGCTCTTCTGATATTAACCCCCTCAACTATATTAAATTTAAGATCCTGTGTTGGATCAATATTGGTAACGGGTCCAAAAATTAAATTAACTGAATTAGTGTAATGTCTTGGTCTTAATTCTTTATTTTGAATATCAATGCTATTTTTAATACCACTATTTTCCTCTTGTGTTCTAAAGGAGCTAAAATTGTCTACAAAAAATCCAGATTTAAATCTATTTAATCCATCTGCATCAGGAACAAATAAATTTGATGTATTAGTTTCTAGTAAAGACAGTGTGGTATAAAATTCAAGATTTCTAATTCTATTTTCAAGTTGCTTAATATCAACCATGCGATATCTTTTATGTTCTAAAAACTGAATCACTGCTGCTTCTGGTGCATAAAGATATGGTGGGAGTGTTATTGTCGCTACTTCAAGGGCCTCATCGACAGAAACTGCTTTTTCTGGTCTTTCTGCTGGTTGACCATATTTAACTTGAAACACACCCTCTTTTGTTAAGAAAATTCTATCAATCCTACCCAAGTAATATGAAAATGTGGTTAAAATGGATTCATCTGATGCTAAAATGTTAGCGGCAGAATTTCCAGATGAATTAAAAGTTCTCCCAAGAAATTCTAATGGTGAACGAGAATTCTCAGACACTGTAAAAGAAGAAACTCTTGGTCTAATATCGATAATATCAGATACTCGATTGCCATTAACTGACTGCAGATCTCTTGAGTAATCAAATCTAGAATATGAATTGACTGTTGTAATATCGCCATCATCGGTTGACTCAAAATATCCATTTGAAAAGTAAATTTTTAGTTTTTTTAATGGTTCCTCAGAGTCATTTTTTCTTATTAAAGCACCATAGTTATAAATTGTTTCCTCTTGTCCATTATCTAATTTATAGTTTGATGAGATTTCAAAACTACCAGAATCTAAGGTAACGATAACTCCTTTTGCTTTTGACTCCGAGAAAGATACAGTTTCTCCCTCCTTAAATCTATTATCATTTTTATAAATGAACGCAATTTGGGATGATGTTAATTTTTCAGCACAAATTGCTACTGCCCCACTTGTTTGTCCAGTTAGTGTTTCCCCAATAATCAATTCCGTTGTAGTTGTTGATGAACTAGTAAGAGAAGCAAGAATGATTTTTGGTGCAGATGGATTCGATGTATCTGCTGATTCAAATATTCCGTGAATTTCAATAATATCTGGTGCATTAAGTGAGAGAATCTCATCTTGAACTCTTGTTCCAAATGGATAGTTGCCAAATATTAGTCCATCATTTAGAGTTGTTGCTCCAATACCAGATCCTGTATATTTTGATTTATCAATAATTAGTGAATTGACTCTATTTTTTATTTTTTCTTTTATTTTTGGTTTTAATTTTCTTAATGTGGCAGTCAAAGTTGCACCAGTATCATTACTACCAAGATTACGAATTTGTAATTGAGTGCTCCCCACTAAAAATTCAAGTTTATCTGAGGTTAAAGTTTCAGTTTCGCCATTTGAACGAGTTAATGTATATCTTTCTTCGTCAAATGGTAGAAACGTTTCATTAGTCCCTGCAGTTACGACAGCAGAAAGTTGATTTGAAGAAATATTTACTGTAAAAGTTTTTCTAATACTTAAAATAGCATCAGTCAAATCAACAGAAGAAATGTTATTCTTTGGAAGTTTTGTATAAAGAGTTTTGTCCGATGATGGATCAAGTTTTGTGGTTAAAATTTTAAAATCTGTAGCATTAAGAGTTGTTGTTGGTAAATCACCTGATGCGATTCCAATAACGGTTGTCACTGCCTCAATTGTTACACTAGTTCTTCCAACACTAACTACTTTCGCAAAACTAATATCTCTATTCGCTGGATTACTAAATTGAACTAAATTATTCTTTTTTACTATTGTCCCGGGAAATAATGTATTGGTGCTAAAGACTGTGCTAATACCACCACTGCCAGCACTGATCGTTGCGATACCAACATTAAATCCAATGGACTGAATTATATCTCCTAAAAACGTTGATCCTAAACCAACAATCCCATTATTTGTGCCATGAACTGATTTTACATCAGAGAGTGAGTGTGTGGTAACTGCAATTGCAATTCTTCCATCAGCAATGCCATTAAAAATTAAAGATTCATTCGCAACAAACTCTCCAGAAGTATCATAAACTGTTACTGCTACCCCCGCAGACACTGCATGTCTAATAAAACCAGTTGCACCACTGTTAGATCCCTCTACACGAGTTGGAATACTTAGAGACGTTGCTTGATTGAGCGTGATATTAGTAAAAGTCTGCACATCAAAA